CAACTTTGAATTAATTATTCGTGAGCTGGGTAACTTTCAAGACTGGCAATCTGAGAATTCTAAAGAGCCAAAGACTGGTGAGTAACATAGATGAAACAATTGAGAACTTTGATGATGATGAAGCAACTGACTTCTATTTTACAGCTTTAATTGTTATTGCTGATGAGTTCAATATTTCTGTTAATGACGCTCACTTAGGCATTGTCGATATGAAGGAAGAAATGGATTTAATCATAGATAAACCTAAAGAACATGAGTTACATACGAAACACTAATGGATAACCAAATGCCTATCCTTATTGGGGATGGATTAAAAGACAATCAGATTAAGTTTATTAATGCTTACGTAAATAGCTATTGTAATGTGAGCAAAGCCTGTAAAGCTGTTGATATATCTAGGCAAACATTCTATGCGTGGTCAAAAGAAGCTGACACATTCAGAGAAGCAGTTGAACAAGCTAAAGAAGCACTGAAAGATAGATGGGAAGATGAGATTAATAAGCAAGTCTTTGAAGATAGAAATCCAGTAGTGTTAAACAAATTTGCTCCTATGGTTTTAAGGGATAGAGGTTACGCTGATATTAAAGATGTGAACCTACAGGGTCAGCAAGATAACAACGTGGTGATTACAGTTGTTGAAGCGTTAGAGGAAGAAGTTGAAGATTGATTTAAAGCTCACTAAAGAGTTCACACCATTCCTTGAGCCAAATCGTTATAAGGTGGTTTTTGGAGGTAGAGGTAGTGGCAAGTCTTTTTCGATAGCACAGCTGTTAGTGCTTAGAGCATTTAAAGAACCAACGAGAATACTCTGTGCTAGAGAGATACAGCGTTCTATATCTGATTCAGTCTTACAATTGTTAAGTGACACAATACAACGATTAAAGCTGACAGACTTCTTTGACGTACAGAAATCACAAATCATAGGAAAGAATGGCTCACGCTTTCTATTCTTAGGTTTAAGCAACAATATTACTAAGGTCAAGTCTTATGAAGGATTAGACATTTGCTGGGTTGAGGAAGCAGAGTCTGTGTCTTACACATCATGGGAGACATTGATACCTACTGTCAGAAAGAAAGGCTCTGAGATATGGGTGAGCTTTAACCCTAACGATGAAATGGATGACACATACCAACGCTTTGTAGTCAATCCTCCTCCAAAAGCATACGTCAAGAAGGTCAACTACAATCAGAACCCTTGGTTTCCAGATACGTTGGAGAAAGAAAGGCTTTATCTTAAAGATAAGAACGAAGATTTATACAATCATGTGTGGCTAGGTGAGGTACTTTCTAATCGTGATGGTGCTTACTATGCCAAGTTCATACCTAATGACCAAATAATAGACTTTAAAGTTGAGCCTAACATTCCTGTAGATACGTACTGGGATTTAGGAGTCAGCGATTCTACTTGTATTTGGCTAGTACAGCAGATTGGTATGGAAATACGTGTAGTTGATTGCTATGAGAACCAAGGTGAAGGCCTACAATTCTACATTAACTGGCTTCATGATTGGCGAGCTAAGCATCAATCAGTGTTTGGTGAGCATTACGCACCACATGATATACAAGTCAGAGAGTTAGGCACTGGCAAGTCCAGACTAGAGACAGCTCGTAAGTTAGGCATACACTTTAGGGTTGTGCGAAAGTTGACAATAGAGGATGGAATACATGCAGCAAGGGCCATACTACCCAAATGTTACTTTGAGAAAACGAATACAAAGGATGGCTTACAAGCACTCAGAAGGTATAGGAAGGAGTTCGATGAGAAGAAGGGTATATACAAACCACACCCACTCCACGATTGGTCAAGTCACTACGCAGATGCCTTCAGATACTTTGCCATTGCTTTCAGAGACAGAAGCAAACAACAAAGAGTAGGGCAACCACAAGCAAACATTAGTTGGTTAACAGCATGAGATACATAACAGCACTATTAATATCTGCCAATACTTTAGCAACTGTTTGGATATGCTTTTGGTTAGATGCGTTTTACCCACTTAGCTTCTGGATATGATAGTAGATTATTATTTAGCATTTGGTGATTCGAGCAATAGACATTTTTGGGATGTGTTTACTCGTAAAGGATTTAGACATTGCTGTGCTATCAAATGGGATGGTTACAACTGGATATTAATAGACCCATTAGGACAATTATTAGATATAAATATTTTGCCTTACACAGAATTAGATAATGTTCCAAACTTGTTTAGAGAAGACAATTGGACAGTTATTCGTTATAACCAAAAAATTAAAGAAAGGTTTATACCTAGGGGAATGTTGACATGCGTAACAGTATGCAAACAACTCTTAGGCATAAAAGCATGCTGGGTGGTTACACCTTGGCAATTATACAACTATATACAAAGGAGAAATACATGAAACATTTATTACCTAGCTACAATTTAGAATGGCTAGAAAGCAAGATGACCTTTAGCTTTAGCAGAAAGTCAGCAGCCCCAGCACCAGCTCCAAAACCAGAACCAGTTAAACCTGTAAAGTCTGAAGCTGAAGTTAAAGCTGATGCAAATAGAGACAGGGAGCTACGCTACGAAGAAAAGAAAGAAAAAGACACAACTTTAGCTGGAAAAAGAAGAAGAAGAGGTAAGTCTCTTTTAATTAGTAACACTGAAGAAGGACTTAAAGACACACTAGGATAAATTATGCCAACATATAAAAAAAGCCCAGAGGGTGTGGCTGCTTTGATGAAACGATACGAAGTAGCTAAACAACATCGCTCATCATGGGAGTCGCATTGGAAAGAGTGTTATGAGTACGCACTGCCTCAAAGAGAGGTGTTTGACCAATACACTGAAGGTTCTAAAAAGAATACAAAGATTTATGACTCAACAGCATTGATAGGAACACAAAGGTTTGCATCAAGACTACAGTCAACTCTTGTTCCACCATTTAAGAAGTGGGCTAAGCTATCTGCTGGTACAGGTATTCCAGATGAGTATGCTGGCAAGATAGATAAGCAGCTTGAACAGGTTACTGATACTTTGTTTAGTTATATCAATCAATCAAACCTAGCAACTGAGGTGCATGAGTCATTCCTTGACTTAGCTGTAGGAACTGGAGCTTTATTGTTAGATGAAGGTGATGGTGATGACTTACTCAAGTTTACAGCAGTGCCTTTAAAAGAGTTGTTAGTTGAAGATGGGCCTCATGGAACAATTGAGACTGTCTTTAGGTTACATTCACATCCAGCTCGCAACATTAAACAAGTATGGAAGAAGGGTAAATGTTCAACAGCAGTCATGGAAATGATGCAAAGTAAACCAGATGAACTTGTTCCTATTATTGAAGCAACTGTTTACAATCCTGACAAGAAGATATATGAATATGTCATTATTGAAGAGAACACTAAGCATGTTATCTTTGAAGACTATTTTGAAGTATCACCTTGGATTGTGTTCCGTTGGTCTAAGGTAGCTGGTGAAAGATATGGTCGTGGCCCTATCATGACAGCACTGCCTGATATTAAGACAGCTAATCAAGTTGTTAAGTTTGTACTGAAGAATGCTGAGAAAGAGATTGTTGGTGTTTATACAGCTGTGGATGATGGTGTTCTTAATCCTTGGACAGTAAACATTAAGTCTGGAGCAGTCATACCAGTAGCAGCTGAAGGTTCTTTGTCACCGTTACAATCTGGTGGTAACTTTAATGTCAGTGAGTTAATACTCCAAGACCTTAGAGAGAACATTAAGAAGGCATTGTTTCATGACCAGCTTGGCCCAATGGAAGGCCCAACTAAATCAGCTACTGAAGTGTCTATTAGACAACAAGAACTTATGTCAGACATTGGTTCATCGTTTGGTCGATTGCAAATGGAGTTTATAAATAAGCTAGTTAAAAGAGCTATTGATATTCTTCAGCGTAACGGACAAGTTGCTCCAATTAAGGTAGGCAATAAAGAAGTTGAGATTAAAGTTATTTCACCACTAGCACAACAACAAGATATGGATGAGGTTAATAAACTCGCTCAGTTTGTTCAGTTTGCAATGATGGTTGGTGAAGATGCTGTTAGAGTTGGTCTTGACCTTGAAGCGTTCCCAGAGCATATAGCTAAACTACTTG